TAGTATCTGGATCTGCAGATAATATCAGATGGGAAATCGCTAATAAAGATAATGCGAAAGGAACATTTTCATTATTGGTTAGAAGAGGGGATGATAGCCATAATAATAAAGTAGTATTAGAAACTTTCAATAATATTTCATTAGATCCTAATTCATCTAATTATATTGAAAAAGTAATCGGTACTCAATATAAAACTAAAGCTACTGACGGAAGTAAAACATACGTCAAAACTGTAGGTGATTATGTAAATAAATCAAACTACATTTACGTATCAGCAGTTAACCTTCCAACAGTTGATTATTTACAGAATGACGGCACTACTGTAAGTGAAGATGCAGCTGGTACTTCTTACTCAGCTTCATTACCGATCAACGAATCTGGTTCATTCTACAATGCAACTGGAACTAACGCAGTAGCAGGCGCTCTTTATTTTGATAGTATTTCAAATACTAACGCACAAGGTTTAACATCTGGTAACTATACAGATGCTATTTCAATCTTAGACAATAAAGATGAATATATCTTTAACGTATTATCAACTCCTGGTTTAGTTTATGAAAATTCAGATCAAGCAGGAGTATTAAATAGTGTAATTACTTTAGCAGAGTCTAGAGGAGATTGCATCGCAGTAGTAGATTTAGATAATTATGGATCTACTGTTAGCAACATTACAAGTACTGCAACAAGTTTAAATAGTTCTTATGCTTCTTCTTACTGGCCATGGGTACAAGTTGTATCAGCTACAGGAAGAAATGTATGGGCTCCAGCTTCAGTAGTTGTACCTGGAATATATGCATTTACAGATAATAGCTCAGCTCCTTGGTTTGCACCTGCTGGATTAGTAAGAGGTGGTATCGTTGGAGTTATTCAGGCAGAACAAAAGCTAACAAGAACTCAAAGAGATTCTCTATATGATGGTAAAGTTAACCCAATTGCTACTTTCCCTGGAACAGGTATTGCAGTATTTGGTCAGAACACTTTACATACTAAAGCTTCAGCTTTAGATAGAGTAAACGTAAGAAGATTATTAATTCAACTTAAGAAATTCTTAGGGGATCAAGCTAGAAACTTAGTATTCGAACAAAATACTGTAGCAACTAGAAACAGATTCTTATCAGTGGTAAATCCTTACTTAGAATCAGTAGTACAAAGACAAGGTCTTTATGCTTTCAGAGTAGTAATGGACGACACTAATAACACAGCAGACGTTGTAGATAGAAATCAATTAGTAGGTCAAATCTTTATTCAGCCAGCTAAAACGGCAGAATTTATAGTACTAGACTTTACAGTTGAACCTACTGGTGCAACATTTGCAGGATAAATTTAAAAACAAGATATTTATAATAAAGCATAAATAAAAATGGCAGTATTAGATCCTAACGAAATAATGTTTAAAGCCTTTGAACCAAAGGTACAGAACAGGTTTGTAATGTATATCGATAACATTCCTTCATTCATGGTGAAGAATGTAAAAGCTCCTACCTTTACCGATAACGTTATCAAATTAGACCACATAAATTCATATAGAAAAATCAGAGGTAAGAGAGAATGGGATGATATGACCATGACTCTTTACGATCCAGTAACTCCTTCTGGGGCACAAGCCGTAATGGAATGGGCTAGATTAGGATACGAATCAGTAACTGGTAGAGCTGGATACTCAGATTTTTATAAAAAGGATCTTACTTTAAATATTTTAGGACCTGTAGGTGACATTGTAGGAGAATGGATCATTAAGGGAGCAATCTTATCAAACGGTGACTTTGGTCAGTATGACTGGACTTCTGATGAAGCAGTTGAGATCTCAATCACTGTAGCAATGGACTACTGCGTACTAAACTACTAAAAATTTATATACCTACCTGAACTAGAGACCCGGAACTTTTCCGGGTTTTTTGTTGTTTCCAAAGTTTTTTTTTCGTATATTTATATATAGAACTAGTTATAACTGAATAAAATTTATGGAACCAAAATTTAACCTGCCTACTGAAACAGTAGATTTGCCTTCAAAAGGCTTACTTTATCCTAAAGATTCTCCACTAGCAAGCGGTAAAATTGAAATGAAATATATGACCGCTAAAGAAGAAGATATCTTAACTAACC